CCGCTCCTATCGTTTATGAGGAGTGGAAGCCCGGTGATGTCGTCGCGTGGGCTGTCGCCGATGATGATGGTCGTTTTGCTGGTTTTGACCATGGTGAGGCGCGTGTCGTCGGCTATGATTTTGATTTCAGTGGAGTGTGGACTGTTACGCCCACGTTGCGGTAGGAGGTTCTGATGCAGGGCAAGTTCAGGTTTTCGCTTGATGGGGTGGATGCTACTGCCCGCCAGTTTGCTGATGTTCGACGTCAACTGCGTGAGTTGCAGGCGAGTGTCGGGAAGAGCGTCAGCGGGTTAAGTGAGCGTGCTACCGGTGTCGAGAAGGATTTTGAATCGTTGGTTACCTATCAGGGTCAGGCTGATGCTGGCGAGTCGAATGCGGTGGTGGTACCGGCTCATGGTGGTACCGGTGTTTGTAACGTGTTTGATAATCCGCTTTCGTTGACGCCTCAGAAGCCGGTTTATTGTCTTTATGATGGGACGTTGGGGGCTGACTGTTCGACTGTGTATTCGGTGGCGAATGTCTGTGATGCTGATGAGTTCGTTCCGGTTGATGCTCTTCGTCAGGTGAAATGGCGGGTGTTTACGTTCAAGGATGATCTGAATCTGAAGCTTGATGACGCGCAACCGATCATCGGACTGTTGGCGGAAGATTTGGATAATGCCGGGCTTGGGTTCTTTTGTGAATATGATGGCGATGGGGGTTTGACCGGTGTCGATTACGCGAAGCTGAGCGTGGCGGCTTTACGGTTGGCTCAGCAGGCGATGAGTGAGGCGGACGAGCTCCGGACGGAGGTTGCCAGGCTTTCTTCCTTGGCAGGTAAAATGGGTGTGTCCACGTCTGAATGATTGATTGTGAGGAATGATTGATGAGCGATATTGTGTTGCATCCTTTGACCGCGTTGAACGGTTCACCGGCGTATAGTGCTGATGATTATCGGCATGTTGTTAATCCGTTTCTGTTTCCGTCTGATGGTTCCGCTTTCGGTGGCGTTCAGGGTGTCCGGTATGGTAGTCCTAGCCCGTTGGCGTCGATTGATGGGTTGACTGTTACCGTTAAGCCTCACTGTGGTACGGTACGGCCGTGGGATACGACCGGTTCGTACACTTATGCGATAGCGGAGCCTATGACGGTGAATGTGGCTGATTCGACGGGGGACTATAAGATCGTGGTTGCCGCATATGATCCGAGTTTGTCTCATGGTGATACTCCTGGCGCTTGGTTGCAGTCGTGGGATGCCAGTACGCCTGACGCGCAGATCAATGGTTTGGTTATCGCTCGGGTTACGGCTGGTGTCGTGTCAGACGTGGCTCCGAAGATCCATGTTGATGGCACGATTGAGGTGAATACTTTGAATCAGTTGATCGCGGTTTGGACTGTCAACGGGGTTGAGGCGATTGTCTCGTCCACTGGTCAAAGGTACCGTCGTGTCAATGATGCTTGGTTGTCGTTGACTGATGTCGAGTTGGGTCATGGCCAGTGGTGGAATGATTGGAGTGTTTGGTATAAGTGTTCGATGTCCGGGAACATTGTCAGTCTTATGGTCAAGGCGACGAGGGGTCCTGAATGGGAGGCGACAGCGTGGTCGAAGAGTCAGATTTTGACGTTCCCGGATTATGTGAAGCCGAAGGTGAATGATTTGAATGTTCCTGCGGCCGGTGTTGAGTACAGTGGCTTCCAGTTGGATGAATCGGGCCTGTATGTGAGGCCTTTTAGGGATATAACGTATGCGCGTGGTGCGTGGACTAGTGCGACCATGTCGTGGTCGGTCTGATATGAGGAAGCCCCGGTTGATTGGCCGGGGCTTTTTCGTATCGTGTTTGGGTTAGAGTGGGCAGATGCGGTCGCGGAGTTCGTCGGGTAGGGATGGTTTGGGGTGGCGTGTGAGGAATTCTTTGTTTTCGATGATTTCGCAGAATTGGGCGAGCCAGTGGCCTAGTGAGCGGATGTAGCTGGTTTCCATGTCGTTGATGTGTTGGAGTTCGTCTCGGCTTTCGATGAGTTTGTCTATTTTTTCGTCTTGGGCGTCGATTTGTTTTTTGAGTTCGCCTTGTGCTTCTACGAGGTGATGGTAGGCGGTGGTGAGGTTGTTGCGTCGTGTGGTGAGCCATGTGATGGTTCCGCCTACTGCGATGCCTAGGAGTCCGATGAGTGGGGGTATTAGTTCGTTCATGAGATTAAGTCTATCTTATGTGGTGTTGATATGCTGGGGGTATGCGTCAGGAATTTATTGAGAACATTTTGCTTGTTTTTTTGTCGTCGTTTCTTGTTGGTGTCATGGTGGTGGCCGGCTATCTGCTTGTCACTGGGATTCCGTCTTTCGCCCGTTTTTTGTTTATTGTCTGGTATGTTTTAACTGTCTGAAAGGAGACAAAATGTCATATGAATATATTACCAAGTATGATAGTCCGAATTATACGAGTGGTCGCCCGTATGGGATCAAGTATATTGTCATCCACTGGTGGGGTGATCCGAACACTCATCCGACGTTCGAGGGTGTGGTCAATACCCTGTGCAGTCCGTCTCGTGGTGCTTCCGCGCATTACGTGGTCGAGGCTGGCCGTGTGGCTTGCATCGTGGATCCGGACGATCGTGCATGGCATGCCGGTGACGGTGTGGGCGTCCATTCGAAGGGCAATGACATGGGTATTGGCATTGAATGCAATCCACGCCAGTCCGATGGTGATTATCTGACGGTCGCGCAGTTGATTCGTGATCTGCGTGTCGAGTATGGTGATCTGCCGTTGATCCGTCACCGTGACTGCTATAACACGCAGTGTCCGGGCTTGTATGATTTGGAGCGTTTGGATCGTTTGGCTCGTGGTTTGGTTGCTCCGTCGAATCCGGTGCCTCATCAGCCTGCCACGGGGTCGGTGACCAAGCTTGAAATCGATGGCTCGTGGGGTCCTTTGACGATGCGTAGGGCTCAGGAGGTTGCCGGCACGTCTGTGGATGGTGTCATGTCCGGTCAGATTCGGTGTGTCGAGAATCAGAATATTGCCTGTTTGGAGGAGGGGACTTCGGGCAGTGATTGGGTGGAGTGGATGTCGCACCGTTTCGGGATCACGGATAGGCCGCGGAATGCCGGCCCGGAGTTCATTCACCGTTTCCTGATGGAAATGAACGGTTTCCCGGGTGATGGTATTATCAGTCCTGCCCCGAGTATGGCCGTGAAGGAATTCCAGAGGCGGCTTAACGACGGTCGGATTTTCAACTGATTGAAAGGATTGTTCATGGCTGAACATGCAGTGTTGGCTGATGATGAGCTGACTGGCGAGCCGACGTCTGATACCGCCATTACGAATGAGTGTGCGGACGGTTCGGACAATTATGTGCCTACGTTCGATGCCAAGACGCGTCGTATGGCGTATTTGGTGTCCGGGCTGGTGGGTATTGCCGGTGCTGTCGCGAGTTTGGTGAGTGCTGTCCCGGGTGTCCCGTCGTGGGTTGCCGTCGTGGGTGGTGCTTGCGCGTTGGTTGGTTCCGGCGTGGCTGGCTTGTTCGGCGTGCATTATGCGGGTGTGAGCCGCTAGTCTGCCTCTTATATGGTAACGCCCCGCGTTTGGCTTGTTCGGCCGTCTGCGGGGCGTTTTTGTATGTTCTGGAGGCTATTTCAGGTGGAAGAAGCGAATGGTGATTGGACTGGTCACGGTGAAGTCGTATCCGTCTTCTTCGATTGTGTTGATGGTGGTGGTTTTGACGTCTTCGATGGTGTTGAGGAGGCCGTAGATTCTCATGAAGCTGTCGAAGTCGTTGATTCCGATGCATCCGAAGGTGGTTTCGGTGCCTAGGCCGTGTTCGTCGAGTATTTCGGCGGCTTTCGGCTGGCGGGTGAGGAGTCGGGTGAGGGTGGTGAGGTAGTTGATGGTTTCCATTTTTTGGTCCTTTTTGTGTTGTGCCAATCTTTCTAATTGATGTTTTCATCATATCATAAACGGCGTGCCGTGATAGTGCGGCACGCCGTAGGATGAGTCACTCGAAGAAGACCTCTCCGCCAAGCTCGGCATTGAGTCGCTGTCGGTATTCCTTGCGGGGATGCCTCAGCCCGTTCTCCCACATCATGATAACGGTCGGACTGGATACGTGGATCAGTCTGGCGAGTTCGGCCTGAGTGTATCCGTGCCGATTCCTCCAAAATTTGAGTCGTTGCTGGCTGGTTGTCTGCGTCCTGATGAGGCGGTAGCTGACTGGGGTATGCCGGCCGTCGCTTTTGATCGCGTAGAAGAGTCCCGTGTGCGAGTCCTGGGCTACTGTGACGTTTCCGCCTTTGATGATGGCGGTGAATGGTTTCGTTGCCATGGCTTGTTTACTGCCTTTCGTCCGGTGTTGTGGTGTCGAAGATCTCTTGCATGAGTTCATCGCCTTTCTTGGTGAGTTGCCATCTCCAGCATGGCCGGTTGTGTCTGCTGGTGCCGTTTCGGTCGACTCGGTGGACGTATCCTGCTCGTTCGAGTTCGACCATGCGGCTTCTTAGGCTTTGTGGCGTGTCCTGGAATCCGATGGTTTCAGCCATGTCGGTCAGTCGTTCCTGAGTGATTGGTTTTCCTGTGATGCGGAGGAGCGTGAGTACGTGAAGCTGTGGAGAGTCCATTAGAGTCTGCTTTCTGCTTGATGTCGGTAGTATGCGGCGATGCTTGTGGCCGCGGCTAGTCCGGCCAGCCATTTGAGGCTGAAGTGGATGTGGTGGATTTTCGCTACTGCGGTCCATGCTGGGAGTGCTGTGTATGGGCTGAGGCACCATCCACAGTAGGCGAGACTGCCGAAGCTGTGGATTGTTTCGTTGGTCGCGTTTTCGGTTTTGGTGGTGAGTTGTTTTCGGAGTTTGGCGAAGATGTTGCCGGGGCCGGGGGAGAGTTGGGTGACTGTGGTTGCGTATCCTGCTGTGAGGCCGGCTGTGATGACTGCGGTCCACCATTCGGTTTTCATTTTGTGGTCCTTTCGTTGTTCGTGATGATTTCTGCTGGAGTGTGGTGGATTGTCCCATCGGACAGTATCAGTGGGTATTTGATTGGCTTGTTTTGGTTTTTTGCGATGGTGCGGATGAGGGTGGCGGTGGGACTGCCGGAGGGGATGACGTGTAGCTGTCGCCATGTGGCTTGAGATATTGTCCTGCATGAATTCAGGAATGCCGCGTTTCCTTGCCCGCATGTGGGGCATCCGTCGAAGAGGACGTAGATGTCCGGGCTGTTGAGAATGGTGTCGATTGTCATCAGAATGATGCTCCTGTCGCTTCGGTGAGTGTGTCGATGATGTGGAGGGTGTTGAGTTGCTTGCGTTTGTGGCTGGCGATGAGTGGCTTGATGTCCTTTCTGTTGATGGGGATGATTTGGTGTCTTGCGGTTCCATAGACTCGTGGATCGTACATTGCGAAGTAGAGGGTTTCGAGTGTGTCGCAGACCACGAAGTATTGGAGTACTTGTGAGCGGTATGCGTCTGGTATGAAGTCCATGTTGGTGGCTTTGAGGCTTGTGGCTGTTGCCGGGAGGACTTGCGCGGCTACGTCGGCGAGGTTTTTCGGTATGTCTCGTTGGCGGATGCGCTGTGAGTGGACCATCCATGGGATGACGGCTTGGAGGTGGTAGGCGCTTCCGAGGCTTTTGCATTCGATGGCCCATTTTGGTTCAGGGGCGGCCTGGTAGGCGTCTGGACTGCATGCGATTCTGGGGTCTTCGTCGCTTTCCCAGATGCCGCAGTCGGTGATGCAGTCTTCTTGCTGGTATCCGAGTTGTTGGAGGGTGAGTTGGATGTTTTCTGGTTCGAGCCTGTGGCCGCGTTCCATGGGGTTTTCTCCGTCTGGCTGTTCGGCCATGGTTTCGGAGAGGAATTTCCAGAAGTCGATGCCTACTTTCAGTCGCTTGTTTTTCGCTTCGGCTTCGAGAATGCGTGTGTCGTAGTCCTGTGCTTTTAAGAAGTATTCGTCGGATTTTGCTTGTGTTTTTGCGGTTTTTGATTGTTCGAGTGCTTTGTTTCTGTATTCGGTGAGTTTTTTGGTGTCGGTTTTGGGGTAGTGTTCCATGGCTAGACTGCCGCTTTTTGTGCCGGTGATGCGGCCGATGCGTTCTTGGAGCCATGCGTCGGTGTCGTTTGCTTGGGAGAGGTTGATGATTCTCATTGTTTTCCTTTCTTAAGGTGATATTCTCACTATATCACATGCGGAAATGGAATGATATGTCGGCGTGTCGGGTTTCTTTTGTTTCCATACCGGCGTGTCGAGTTGTCCAAAACGATATCACGAGTATGCACACACAAAGGAAAGGCATTGAAATGAACGCTATGGAAATCACCGCAAAGGACTTCGACACATGCAAAGAAGTCGCCGTCACTCCGATGGCGGTGTTCGGACTCGGCGACTTCAGCACTGTCTACATCACCGACGCCTCCGACCGTGGCCTGTGGCTCGATTGTGACCTCGACTGGTGCATCGACGCCGAGGAAGGCAATATCGACGACGACGAACGTATCGATGGTATCTTCGGTGCTGACGAGGAGGAATGTGAAGCCTCCGCGAATGAGAAACTCGCCGACTACGGTTTCCGTTTAGGAGATCTCGCCGGTGACCGGTATTTCCTGATCGCCTTGTGACTGACGCTGACGATAGAAGCCTCCAAGTGATATACCTGGAGGCTTTTTATTATGCCCTTTAGATACAAGAAAGCCCCGACTCGATGTCGGGGCTTGTCTGCGTCACATCTTGTTGATGGCGTCCATGAGCTTAGCTAGGTCGGCTTGGGTGATTCCTCGCCAGCCTTTGACGGGCCGGTTGAGGGTGCCGCTGATAAATTCGCCTCGTGCTTCCGGCGGGAGTCGGCGCTCGTCCATCGCTTTGACGAGCGTGGCGTACTGGTCGGCTCCTATTGGTCGGTCGGCGGTGTCGTATCGTTGCTTGGCGTAGCCTCCGTCGTCGTCCTTGTCGGGGAAGATGCCGAGTACGGTGGTGAGGCTGTAGCGGCGGGCGTAGGTGATGGCACTGCCGACCTGCTGTGGGTCTCCGGTGACGTAGAACGGGTATTCGCAGACCGTCTGTTGCTCGTTCTCGTCGAAGATGATGGTTTCGACGGTGCCGAGTGTCTGCCGTCCGTCTCCCGTGCCGTCGAAGGTGACTTTCTGGGAGAATGCGATGCCGTGCTTTTCGAAGATGGGTTTGATGTTCTTGAGGAGGGTGGAGAGGTTGAGATACTTGTAGGTTCTGCTTCCGGCATTGGCTGTTTCGTCGGTGGAGAAGTTCGGGACTTCGTTGAGGACTTGCATGAATTTCTTGCTGAGGTTGTTGTTTTCCATTTGGGGTTCCTTTGTGGCGTGATGGTGGTCAGTGCTTGTGGATGAGGCAGACTTCGGTCTGCGGTCCGTCGTAGTCCTGCTTGTCCATGAAGATTCTTAATGCGTCCATGCCGGCGAAGTTGTATGCCTTGGTGAAGAATTCAAGGAGTTCCGGATGGTTCTTGGCGAGAATGTAGAGGTAGCATGCCCATTCCGAGCCTTTGTTGTCGGTTTCGTATTCTTCGAAGGTTTGGGAGAAGTCTTCGAAGGTGACGTATTTGTGGATTCCGACGCGGTAGGCGAGTCCGATGTAGCCGAAGTGGGCGTTGTAGTGGCTTTTCTGGTCGAGGCGGACGTCGATGTCGTGCATCATGGTCTTGACTTTGGTGGGGGTGATGGGGTTCATTTTGGTTTCCTTTTCTTTGTGTTTGCCAAGCGCATTGCTTGATATCTCTAATATATCACAATGCGGCGCGGCTGGAGTAATGCGCTGGGTTGTTGACGTTATCGTTCATGATTGTTCCTTTCGGCTGGTTTCGGCTTCGGGTTTTTCGGCTTTGGCTTTCGCTCGTCGGATTCGTGCCCTCTCGTTTTGCTTTCGTGCATATTCGGCTTTTTGTTCCGTGGTCATGGAGTGGTAGCGTTCTCGCTGTCTGGCGAGCATTGCTTCCCTCCATTCGGGGTCGGAGTGGTAGCGTTCCCGGGCGGCTTCGCGTTTCTTTTTCAGGGTTTTCGGGTTGGAGTGGTATTCTTTCTGTTTTTCGGCGTAGTGTTCGGCGTGTTTTTCCCTCCATTTCCTGTTGGCTTCGGCTCGTTTTCCTTTGTGGCGGTGGTAGTAGCGGTAGTCGCTGATTTTGCGTTGTTTATCAGCCGATGGTTGGCTGTTGCGCATTTCGTTGATCCAGTCCATCATGTTTGGGTCGTTGAAGTCGATTTCGATCGGTTCCTGCGTTTTCTTTCTTCCCATGGCGGGATCCTTTCCTAGAAGAGTTTTCTGATGTCGTCCGCAATGTTTTCTGCGGTGAGATTGTCGAGTGTGCCATTGTAGAGGAAGCGTTGATCGATTAGGTCGTCGTGTTCGTCGTACAGTCGCATTTCGGTATCGTCCGGTTCACTGTAGGCGATGACGTATAAGGTCTTTTCGCTGTTCCGTTTTATGATGCGCACTGCTGAGTCGCCGGGGTCACATTCGGTTCCTGTTAGCGTGAAGTCGTCGCCGAGGTACGTCAGTGTGTCTGCTAGTTCGTGGATGATGTCCCTGGTGTTATCATTGTTGGCCATTTTTGTTTCCTTTTTCTTGTGTTGGTGTCGGTTAGAGGTTTTTTTCGATGTAGGCGATGAGGTCTAGGAGGGTGAGGTCCTGGTCGTCGGCGTCCCATTGGCTGATTTCGATTGGGTCATCGTCGCAGGTGTCGTCGTATAGGGTTATGTCGAAGATGTTTTTGTCGTATGGTAGGTTTGCGGTGATGTATATACTGCGTTCTGAGCTTGTTTTGCTGATTGCGATGGCGTCTTCCTGGTTTGCATCGTTGATGTATTTCTCGTCATATTCGTAGGGGAGGGTTCCGTGGAGCATGGCGAATAGGGCTTTCAGGGTTGTGTATTTGCTCATTTTTCTGTTTTCCTTTTCTTTTTCGTGGGCTTGGTGTTTTCCTTGCCTGATATTTAACACTATACCCACAATCGTATTGCGGCACGCCGATAGGCAAGAAGAAAGGCGGCACGTTTTTACGCGTACCGCCTTGATCTGGTCAGAGACCGAGGAGTCTTGCCATCTCGGCCGAATCGTCTTGGAGTTTCTTCTGTCGTCTGTCAGTGCCTTTCACTTCGACTGGCACGCACATTTCGAGCAGTCGCGAATAAATGCGTTGCTTGTCGACTGAGCATGGGCCCGTCAGCTCGGCTTGGGTGAGGTTGGAGGTTACGATGAGTGGTTTGCCGCTTCGGTATCGTGAATCGATGATGTTGAAGATCATCTCGTTCATGTAGGACGTGTCGCGTTCCGCGGATAGGTCGTCGATGACGAGCAGGTCCAGACGGTTGAAGTCGTCGAGGTAGCGTTGCTTGCCTTCGAACATTCCTTGAAGGGTGTTCGTGATCCGGGCGAAGTTGGTTACGAGGCATGGACGGCCTTGGTTGATGAGCTCGTTGGCGATACAGGCGGCCGCGTACGTTTTGCCGGTGCCGACGGGGCCGTAGAGGAGCAGGCCTTTGCCGCGTTTTTTCATTTCGGTGAAGTTGTCGACGTATTTGTGGGCGATGCTCGTGGTCTTCGGATCGGTTCCGTCGTCGTGGGCGAATGTCCAGTCGGCCATTTCGCTGTCGGGGAAGCCGAGTTTGCGGAGACGGTTTACTTCGATGCGGAGGTTTTGTGTCTGTCGGGCCTGTTCTTCGGCGTACCGGCGTTCGCGTTCGCAGTCGCAGAGCGTGTATGGGTTCTTTTCCTTGCCGTCCCATGTGGCGGTGAAGCGGCATTGTTTGGGTGTGTGGCATTTGCCGCACATGAGGAGGCCGTCTTCGTTGAGGTAGTCGCCTTTTTCGCGGTGGTTGTCTTGGCTTGCGTTGCGTGTCATGGTTTTGATGAGGCTGGTTTTCATTGTGGTTCCTTTTCTGTTGTTTATGTCAATGTTATATCATGTGTTGCCGGCATTATGTTGTCGGCGTGTCGTATTAGAACCATCCGTTTTCGCGGGTGCATTGGGCCATGTGGCCGTCGGCGTCGATGGGTTGGGTTGCGGTGTAGGCGTTGGTGTAGGCGTTGGGATTGGACTGCGGTGCCGGCTTGGCGTTGAGGTAGCTTTCGAACTTGTTTCCGAAGAGGGTTTCCGGACGCAGGAATTCCGCCATTTTGGGGTTGTTGAGCCAGTCGGCGCATTTCCTGTCGATGACGAGTTTGATCTCGTCGACGGTGAAGCCTTCCTTGAGTCGTGCCTTGATGAGTTTGCGGGTGTTTGCCGTGGTGGCCTTGTAGTGGGTGCCGGCATGCTGGTTGAGGTGGGCTACGACTCCTTCGATGGGGTCGGGTTCCTTCGGCTGTGCCGGGGCTTGCGGCTCGCTGAGGAGCGGCTGGGGTTCGACGGTCGGCGTGCGCGGGTCGTCCGTGTCCGCGGTTCGGGGTTCCGCGTCGGAGGGTTCGTCGGTGTGGGCTGGGTCCGTGACCGCGTATTCGACGGCGCAGTAGCCGTGCTTTGTGACGTATGAGGTCTTTGAGATGAGACCTTTGCCGACGAGGGAGTTGAGCGTTCTGTCGACCGTGGCCATGGAGCATCCGCACCATTCGGCTAGGTATTTTCTGGAGCCGGTGAATTTGGCACCGGCCGTCTGGGAGAAGCCGTAGATGACGGCGTAGGCGAGCAGTTCGTTGCCTTTGAGACCGAGCTTGGTGCGCATCCATCCTTGGATCGTGACGAAGTTGTTGTCGTTTACTGTGGACATGATGTTTCCCTCCGGAAAAGTAAATCCCATTGACTGTTACCATCCCTACCTTGGTGACAATCAATGGGATTCATGCCATGTGATCGGTGTCCTTCCACGTGAGTGGCAGGGGTCCTCACATGGCGTATGTCTTTAGTATATCACGTTTTCTAGACGACACGCCGACTTATTCGGTCCATCGCATACCAGCTGAGGCGGCCGTAATGGACCATTCTGAGCAAACCCTTATCTTCAAGCCTTTCGAGAGCCTTGGAGACGATGACTTCGGACAGTTCCGGGAACATCCGGGGGAAATCATCGTAGGGCATCCGAACCCAATAACGGCCGGCATGAAAATGCCTCTGCCGCTTCCTCTGTTTCCGGTAGAAATCGTAGAGCTGAGCGTAGACGGCCGCCGTGGAGAATCCCAGTCTCTCGACCAGTTTGGGCATATGCTGAAGATCGTTCAAGATCAGGCCTCCTCGATGAAAGAGCTGAAAAGACTGCGATTGTAAAGAATCCCGCCAAGCTTCGAAATCGCGGTCACCGGATTGTCGTAATGCTTGCATGCGGTGTCCCAGGCTTCGAGTACTTCCTCGTCACCGAACTTCAAATCCAGTCCGAGAATCGAGACCAAGGCCGAAAGGCCGGCACCGAGGCCAGGACGGCATCCGCCTCGATGCCCCAAAGCCATGGCAGAAGCCTCGAAAGCATCGAGAGGGTCCCATGGCTCCATGCCTCACCCACCGAAGCCTTTAAGGCTTGGCTTCGGAGACTGGTCCCGGTTTCTCTCTCTTTGGAAAGAAAGATTCATCTTTCTTTCTCTCTCTTATCTCTATCTAACTAGAGTATCTATCTATCCCTATAGAGCTATATATATGAGTCCTCATTTTGAGGGTTAGCCAACACTCATTTTGAGTGTTAGCCACCCTCATTTTGAGTGTTGGCCACCCTCATTTTGAGGGTAGGCTCATCACTCAGCAAGGGAAAAAGAGCCCTAGATGACTCCACCCTCTTCTCCTACCTTTTTGTGGACGCCAACAAAAAAGTCCCGGCCGGCCCGGGATTCCTCCCAAGACCAACCAGGACCATAACCGCTCCGGAGACCGTCACGTCTCCCTGATGTTTATCCCATACCGGTACGCGACGAGCTTGCTTTTAAGCTTATACACGTCCGTTTTCATGCCTTTCACGTCCTCTATGACCTCATGGCCGTTCTCACGGTAGACGAAATCAGCCACATAACAGACGGGCCGGTAATGCCTGCCGTCCACGTCGAAGGCCGGCACGAGCTCGAAGCGCGCCTGTCGTCGAAGATCTTCGATGGCACCGTCCTCTTCCATGCTTTTCAGGACGAGGTATCGGTCTGCTTCACGCTTCGAGTCGAAGGTGATGCCGTCCACGACGGTCTTCTTCGCATGGTATTTGTTCCGTCCGTTCCACATGGCTTACCTCCCGGTGCTTCCGAAACCGTTGCCTCCGCGCTCGGACGGGCGGAACGCGGACACCCTCTCCAATGGTTCGCAAACCACTGGCATCACGACCAACTGCGTGATCTTGTCCCCTGCCTCGAACTCGTGGTCCTCACCTCCATGGTTGTAGAGCTTGACCACAATGCCGCCCGTGTAGCCCTCGTCGATGAGCCCGGTGCTTGTGATGCCGTGCTTGACGTTGAGCCCGCTCTTGCTGACGAGCAGTCCGGCGCATCCATGCGGCAATGCCACGTGCACGCCCGTATCGACTATCGCGCTCCCGTACGCCGGCACCGTCACGGCCTTTGGCGTACGCAGATCAAGTCCCGCGTCGGTCTTGTGTCCTCGTGACGGCATGTATGCTCCGTTGTCCAGCATGATTTCCATTCAGCGCCTCCTTTTGTGGTAGTATTACGAGCGTCGGGGCGTTTTATTGGTTTCCCGCCCCGGCTGTTTCCCTTGAATAATAGTAATCCCCGCCTCCGGTCGAAAGACCGGGGACGGGGATTATCTTATCTGTCTAAGGTTACTTGGTGCGGTATCCGCCGCTCAGCATCTTGATGACCCAGTAGAAGAAGTAGATGCCGCTGGTGCAGATGGAATAGATGAGGACCTTGAGGAAACCCGGGGCTTTCTTCTTGCCGCTGTCGTCAGGCTGTGCCGTCACGTTGTTGATGATGATCGGCTGTGGGGCGGCCTGCGGCTGGACGTTCTCGTTGTTGTTGTTGTTGTTGTTGTTGTTGTTGTTGTTGTTGTTGGTCATTTTTGTTTCCTTTCTAGATTGTAGGATTTCATGTCCTACGTTGTTTGATATACACACAATATCACGATCACTCTCGCGACACGCCGAACGGACGACAGACCCATCCGCACGCCGGTTGCAATACAGAAAAGACAGTGCTATAGTGAATCTTGCACTTCATTGTGTACTCTTCTCTTGTCGAGTGCCCAACCGGGATTCTTCCCCCTCTCCACCGGTTGGGCATTTTTTTTATGCCCGAAAACCCCACTCACATCATTATCACCAGTAACACACCGACGTGAAACAGGTTGCAAGAATGCTTGACGTGTTATATAATAAGACGTATGAACGCTAAAGATTACACCGCAACAGTCCCCGAATACGCCCAGCGCTGGAAGCTCAACATCCAGACCGTCCGCCGCTTCATCCGCGAAGGACGACTCCACGCAGTCAAAGTCGGCAGATGCTACTTCCTCGACCCGGACGTAATCCCGGACAAAGATGGACACTCGGCTAACGAGTAACCATCCAACCAACCAACCATTCAAGGGGTGAACGTATCGTTCGCCCCTCAAACATCACCAAGCAAAGAAAAGCAATCAAAATGAACTCCGAAATCCAAACATTCAACTTCAACACCGCATTATTGCGTACCCTGACCGACGAAGCCGGGAACCCATGGTTCGTAGCCAAAGACGTATGCGACATCCTTTCACTGAGCAATGCAACTGTCGCGCTTCAAAGTCTCGATGATGACGAACTGACTAAGTTTAACTTAGGCGGTCAGCATGGTGAAGCAAACATTATCTCCGAGCCTGGCCTTTACCGTCTCGTGATGAAGTCCCGCAAGCCGGAAGCCCGCGAGTTCAAGCGCTGGGTCACCCACGAGGTTCTCCCCTCCATCCGCAAGCATGGCATCTACGCCACCGAAACCACCATCGATCAGATCCTTGCCAACCCGGATTTTGGCATCAGACTGCTCACTGACCTGAAAGAGGAACGGGCCAAGCGAATCGAAGCCGAAAACCAAGTCAAGGAACTGGAACCGAAAGCGAAGGCATTGGATGACTTCACCAACGTGCCCGACACCCTGCTGGTCAGGGAAGCCGCTAAACTACTCTCGAACGCCGGAACGCCCGTCGGAGAGAAGGAACTGCGAGAATGGCTCAGCCAGAACGGTTGGGTGTACCGGCATGCCGGCACATGGTGGGCAACCTCGGAACGCGTGAAAGCCGGACACCTGGTCATGGTAGAGTCAAGATCACACGGACAGCATAAAAACGGCATCATCTTCGCTTTCGCCCCGACCGTCAAGATCACCAGAAAAGGCTTGGCCCTCCTCCACCGACGACTCGGCGAAACCCGACTGAACAAAACCCTCGAAACCACCACCCACTGACCAAAAGAAAGGACAACACACCCATGAATGACCCCCACATCATTCTCCCCTCCGCCCGCCTGGTCACAGACCCGGAATCCAAACAGACCAAGAACGGCACCCCATACCTCCTCATCCGAGTGGCCGCCACCGGCAGTCACAAGGACAAGCAGACCCAACAGTGGGTCGACCACGACACCATGTTCGCCACGATCTTCGAATACGACCAGCGTCTCACAGCAACCTACGTCCAGTCCCTCCACAAGGGCACCCCGGTACGCGTCGAAGGCGACCTGAAATGGCAGACCGGCACCGACCGCAACAACCAGCCGCGCACCGACTTCATCATCGAACATGCGGCCATCAGCCTGGTCCTCAAAAAAGCCAAGGCCCAGCAAACCGCACCACAACAGCCCACGCCACAGCGACAGGACCCATGGGGCAACATCAACCAGCCCGACACGCACGCACAGTCCTATAACGACGAATGGTGACAGAAAGGACCACAATGAACCCCAAAAAGCATCCGATCAGCTACAAGCTAGGCACCATCGCCGCCTACCTCCTCCTCACAGCCGTGACAATCCTGGGAGTGACAGGCATAATGGCCCTCATGAAGCTCTTGATCATCTTCCTACTCTCCTAACAGGCAATACCCCTCCCCCCGGAGGGGTTTCCCATATCCGGGTATAATTGGAAGAATGACAGAAGCAGTAGTACGAGACGCCCGCGGCCGCATCGTCAGCGGAGCATGCAACCCCACCGGCAAAGGCGGCTTCCAAGACCGCCCCCAGGACCGAGGCTCATGGACCAAAGACACCAGCCCCACCCGATGGATACGAGAATTCAGCAAACTCACCACCGAAGAATTCAACGAAAGAATCAAAGACCCGAGTCTTACCATGGTTCAGAAAATCGCCATCAGACACATCCTTAACGCGTCCAAAGACCCGAAGGTCGCGGCCGACTACATCGACCGGCTCGACGGCAAGGCCCGCCAGTCCACGGACGTGTCAGTCACAGGCTACGAGCCGCCGCATATTACGCTCGAAGTCTTCGACGACAACCCCGGAAACAGCAAAGACGACCAGCAACATAGACTGGCCCCATGCAGATAGCAAGACCATACCGCGACCTATGGTGGTGGCTCCACACGGAGACGCCACCATATCGTTATTACTGCTATTCCGGCGGTCGAGCCTCCGGCAAAAGCACCGCCGTCGCGCAAAGCCTCATACTCCGTGCCGCCAGCCAGCCAATCACCGTCCTCTGCGCGCGAGAATTCCAGAACAGCATCGCAGACTCCGTGCATAAGCTTCTTGTGGGCACCATCCGTAAACTCGGATTGCAAGGCTTCGAGATCACCCGCGACAGCATCAGCCACATCAACGGCTCTACCTTTATCTTCCGCGGACTGCACAACAATTTCGAGAGCATCAAGAGTATCGAGGGCATCGACGTGTGCTGGGTCGAAGAAGCACAGACAGTCGGCAAGGAAAGCCTGACCACGCTCATCCCGACCATCCGCAAAACCAATTCCACGCTGATCTTCACATGGAACCCACGAACGAGCCACGACCCCGTCTGGACATACTTCATCACCGCTGACTCCGAGGAACGTCACAAACAGACCTGCCATTGGCACACCACATTCAAAGACGTGGAACGGCTCCTAAGCCCGGACGTGCTCTCCATGATCGAAGCCGACCGGAAGTCAGCCGACTTCGGCCACATCTGGCTAGGCCTACCATGCTCGGACACGGACAATCAACTCATCAGTGACGATATGCTCAACGAGGCCATCCGCCGTACACCATCGGACGGACCGGTCACATTCGGCGTCGACGTAGCACGATACGGAAACGACCGCACTGCACTCACCATCAAAAAAGGCAACCATATCGAAACGCTTGAATCGTGGACGCATGCAAGCATCGTGGACACTGGCGAAAGAATCAGACTCCGCGCATCCCAATACCAGCCGATCGACATCCGCATCGACGACACCGGCGTAGGCGGAGGCCTCACAGACCTCCTCAAATCATGGGGACTACCCGCCACCGGCATCAACTACGCCGGAAAACCGAAAGACCCACAATACCCCAACATCGCTTCCGAACTGTGGTTCGACTTCGCCGCCATGCTCCCCAAACTCAGCATCAACCCACAACTCACCGACCTAGCCAAGCTCACAACCGAGCTCACCACCCGCAAATGGCAGATAACCAGCCGCAACCAAAGACAAATCGAAAGCAAACAAGACTACAAAGGCTCAATGAACCTAGGCAGTCCGGATCTCGCCGACAGCGTACTCCTCGCATGCTATGAGCCCCCCAAACTCCCCTCGTGGGATGTCATGGTCTGCTAACCAATCCAACAATCCCTCCCGGTAGAATGGTTCGATAGGACATCACATACCGAAACGAGGTAGAATTGACCATTCTAAACAACTTACGTTCAGGCTTCGCGCACGCTTTTGGCCGCACAGACGCCCCACACGCGACCCCTACCCCAGCCGGCGGCAACACCTGGCAGACAATCGGCGGCAACAACATCCCGATGCATGACACGTACGACAACATCTTCCCCTACGTGAACGCCATCGCCCAGCGTTTCAGCACCGTCGTCCCGTACGCCGTCACCCCGGACGGCCGCCGCCTCAACCCCACCCCAGCCGCATTAAGCGCCCTATACGCACCAAACGATACCTACAGTTGCCTCGAATTCCTCAAGCTCATCGCTTCCGGAATCCTTACCCAATCCCACGTGGACATTCTCATCTGGACCACCAACGGCCCCGGCGGCAACATCACCCCCGACAACATCACCGGCTACACCCTCCTACCAGCGAACAGCCGCGTCTACAACGACACCCGCTCCGACTGGTACCATCGCGTAACCATGGACCTCGGCAACGGAGTCCGCCAATACGAATTCACCCGCAACGAAACCATCGCATTAAGCTACAGCCGTCACCCCGACAACCCCACACGCGGCATCAGCCCCGCCATGACCATCAAAAAATGGGCCAACGTCGACGACATGATCGCCGACTACGAACGCGGCTTCTTCGGCAACAACGCAGTACCCGCCGGCATGCTCGGCATAGTCTCCGAAAACGCCGAAGACTTCCAACGCAACCGCGCACGCCTCGAAGAAACATTCCGCGGAGCCGGCAACAACAACGGCATCGCCTACAACATGATCCCCGTCGACCCCCTAACCCACAAGCCCAGCCAGACCAGCAAACTCGTATGGGTACCATTCCAAAACTCCAACGACTCACTCGACCTACAAACCGTCAACGACGTCGTCAACAACCGCCTAGCCAACGCCCTCGCCGTCCCAGACATCATCCGAGGCATCGACAACGGCCAAACCTACGCCAACGCCGAAATGGCCGAACGCGCATTCATCGAAAACACCCTCAAACCACTCTGCATGACGGTCTGGGACAAATGGCAATTCGAACTCGACCGAATCACCGGCGGCCTCGGCTACGGCATCACATTCACCCTCGACCTCCCCACACAAACCGAAGTCGAAAAAATACAAGCGGAAACCCAACAAATCCGCATCAACAACCTCATCCAACTCATCAACATGGGCGCATCCGTCGAAACCGCAGTCGAAGCACTCAACCTCCCCGACGCATACCGACGACTCGACCTCCACCCCTCCACCCCCAACACACCCCTCCTACCATCCGCGAGAAATACCACGAAAGCATCCAAACCAGCCGACAACACACCAACCGAACCACACCTGCTAACCGCCACACGCACATACGTGAACCGCGTCATACAACTCACCCGACGCTCACAAGCCGGACTCCACGACGACCTAGAAACCATCGGCCAACAATGGATCAACGACGTGGAAAACGACCTCATCACCCACCTCACCGACTACGCCAGCAAAACCGGCGTGAAACTCGAACAAGTCATCACCGCATGGGCCGAAACCCACCCAAACAACCCAATCGCAGTAGAAATACAAGGTTGCACACAAACCGACTGGCAGAAACTCTACAATTGGGCCAACCTCCCAACAAACACGAAGACCGCCTACCGAGACCACTTGGAAACAATCGCCAACATGTCCTCCAAAACCATCACCGCGAAAACCCTCAACCTCCTCACCAAGGCAGACAGTGAACAATGGGACGCAAGACGTTTGCACGACGAGCTTACACGCCTCGGCAACGAGCACGCCGAACTCATCGCCCGTTGCGAAACCGTCCAAGCCCAACGACTCGGCAGTCTATTCAGCGCACGCAACATGAGCGAAACACTAGGCGTCCGACTGCAAAAGGTATGGCGTACCAGCGGCGACGCGACCACATGCGACTTCTGCAAACACATGGAGGGCGTCACAATCGGCCTTGACGGCTCATACCTGGACTACGGCGCAAGCGTCGAAACCGGAGACCGTACATACGTCAACAGTTTCGAAAACATGGTCACCCCCAACGGCCATCCGAACTGCCGATGCTACGAAGACTACAAAGTCATGGAGAACTAACCATGACATACGACATCCACTGTAGGAAATGCGGGCGTTACCTCGGCTCATGCGAGCGTGATACCGACGTGACACTCAAATGCCCGAATTGCAGGAGTCTGTTGAAATATCACATCATGCTATTATGGGGACTTGAACATAAGCCCCCAAAGGACGTTCACGACAACACCACTACCACCGAATGAAAGGGTGACATGACCACTCGAAAGAGCTTCACCCACACCGGCGGTAACGCTGAAACCGAAGGCCGAACCCTCACATTCCTCGCCAACTCCGGCAAGCCAATGTGCGGCGGACTCACCGTAGACCTCGACACGCTCAAAGCCCCACTCACCGACGGGACCTTGAAACTCGTGTCGGACCTCAATGATTCCGACAGGCTCTCACTCCCCCTCCTTATCGACCACATGCCATCAGTCGAAGCCCAAGCCGGCACCATCACCCGCCTCTGGATGACCGACGCCGGCCTCATGGCCGAAGCCAAACTCAGCGAAGTCGACAACGGAGAACGCGTCCGCCAGCTAGCCGCCGACGGATGCCTCACCAACAGTTTCAGCATTACCGTCGAATTCAACAAACAGCCCGGCAAGGACGGCATCATCCACGACAGCGAACTGGTAGAAATCAGCGTCGTCTACCGTGGAGCCGACCCACGAGCCTCATTCACCTCAATCAACAACCGAAAAGGAGACACCATGGACAATGAACTCATGACCAAGCTGGCCCGCACCGTCGCCCAGTTCAAACTCGACCCGGACGAGGCCGCAAACCTCACCTCGTCCGTAACCGACATCATGACCGACGCGGTAGCCGACATCAAGGACGCCATCGACGACCAGACCGCCACTCAGAAAGCTCTGGAACAGACAACACCGGAAGAACCCACCCAGTCCTCCAACAAGCGTCCGCTCGTCATCGTCAACAAGAGCAACCGTTCCGCAAAGCAGTCCGGCGTCGTCTCTTTCTCCCACACTCGTGAAACGTGGCTCGACTCCCCGGACGCCATGGCCGCTTTCGAACGCACCCTTGTCAACAACGACAACAAGGGCGTAGAAGCATTCCACAAGGAGTGGGCCGACACCGTGTCCCGTAACATGGCCGGCACCGCTTCCTTTGGTGTCGGAAAGACCGACGTGGACAAGTTCATCCCGACCGAAGCCATCACCACGATCTCCGACGCTTTGAACACGCGCGGTTCCGGCTTGTGGAACCTCTTCCGCAAGACCGGCATGGACAGGCTCACCATCGGCGGCAACATTCTCGGCCTGACCGAAGCGACCCGCGCCCACGGCTATCCGGTCGCATCCTACGGCTCCCAGAAGAAGGATCAGACCCCGTCTTTCGTCAAGCGTGAACTGACCGCGGACTACACGTACAAGTACATCACCCTGAACAAGGGTGACATCCGTCGTACGCAGAAGCCTGGCGCACTGCTCCGCTACATTCTCTCCGAACTGCCGAACTACATCGTCCAGACCATCGAACGTCAGGTTGTGCTCGGCGGCTACGATGACATGGCCCACTTCCGCGCCATCACCGCCGACGCGGCCGACACCAATTCGGAATGGGCCGGAAACAAGTTCGCCCGCTCCTACACGCTCGGCGATGAAACCCCGCTCATGGGCTTCGTGAAGGCCTCCCACATGGTCCGCGCACAGGGCAACAAGGTCCTGGTCTGCAATGCTGACACGGTAGCCGACCTGCTCATGAGCGCCGACGCGAACGGCAACAGCTTCATCGCCCTCGGCGGTGACGACACCCTCGCCCGCGCGCTCGGCGTCTCCCAGATCATCACCCCGGAATGGTGGACCGCGGAAGACGACAAGAAGACGGCAGGCGTGGTCCTGTCCGCTTCCCACTATGCGCTCGTCGGCGACACCTCCGTTGAATCGTTCACGAACTTCGCACTCCAGACCAACACCAATGAATACCTCCAGGAGATTTACGCTGGCGGCGGTCTGGACGCTGAGAAGTCCGCAGTGGTCATCAAGCCGAAGGCCTGAAAGAGGTGATTCCCGATGAACGTTGAGATGTACGCCAGAATCGGCGGCAAGGAACTGCCGGAAGACAACTTGAACGTCGTCAAGGTCGTTAACTTCGTGGACGAAGAAGGCCAGCCAGTGGCTTTCGGCCAGGGCCCTGCCGGCCCTGCCGGCCCTGCCGGCCCTACCGGCCCTGCCGGCCCTGCCGGCCCTGCCGGCCCTGCCGCCTCGATCACCAAGGCCGCTCACGTCGATCCGACCACTGGCTCGGTAACGGAAGTAGTGAACGCTCTGATCGCCGCTGGACTAATGGCATCAGACTGATAGCCAGCCCATAAACAGCATTGGGTCCTGCCGTTACAATTGACGGTAGGACCCTTTCGTATATTCACGGAGGAAAAAATGATAATCGATGACAGCATCATCACCCAAGTCGGCGAAACCGCCTGCGCGACATGGAAAGACGCCGCACTGGCCGACCTGGCCAACATGCTCTGCATGTACCCTCTAGACGAGACGACGGGCACCATCACATGCCTTGTCGGCGACGACGGCAAACACGTGCCACTACCATCATGGTATTCCGAAGTAACCGGCATCCAAGCCACAAACGGCCGCGACCTCGACTTCTCCGCCGACTACACCCGAACGGACGGATGGAACCCGGAAACCAAATACACGAACACTATCACTCTCACCACCCCATACTTCCCTGGCATGCCGGTCACCATCACCGGCACGCACGGATTCACACGACTGCCAAAACCCCTATCCGGCATTCTCACGGCCATCATCCAAGCCGACCAATCCATCGCAGACCAGACCGACCGCGTCACCTCAAAAAGCATCGAAGACGTAAGCGTCACCTACGCCGCCAACACCCAAACCACCCTCGAACACGCGATCACCCCATACCTCGCGCTACTCAACCAGTGGAGCCTCTGCCACGCGACAAACAATGGCGGCCTCCTAAGCATGCCAACACCACACCACGACCTACCATGGTGGATGAACGAACAAGACCTAGGGAGCAACGATTATGCCATCATGTAACCCATTCAAACTCTTCCCCAACCAAGTCCAACCAGCCAGTCTCTGGAAATACACGGCACCCGGACTCGACAACATCAAACTCGCCAGCCTGAACATCATCATCAAACACTCCACACAAACCAACCAGCCAACCGAATACGCAAGCCGTATCACCTCCCGCCGTTTCCACATCCAACCGGACACACTCCCCGAAAACCTCAAAACCGACATGGAAACATGGCCCGACCTCATCATCACCCTCGCCAACGGCCGCACCTACCAAGTCGAACAAGCAAGCCGAGGAGACGACATGACCGCCGGCACCACCCAATTCATCACCATCACAGCCCACCCCTACGGACGGACCAGCCTATGAGCTACCACATCAAAACCAACGCCTCATGGACCCGCAAACTCTCCACCAAACAACTCAACAAAGGCGGAGCCAGCCTGATGACCGATATACTCCGCATGGCCCGCCAAAACGCGCCAGTCAAAACCGGAGCACTCCGCAACAGCGGCCGCTTCCAACAAACCGGCACACTACACTGGCGCATCACTTTTGGTAACAGCCGCGTCCCCTACGCCCGCCTCCGCGAACACGTAAACCGACTCCACCCAAACACCACCAGATACCTGGAACGCGCCGCCACCACAGCAAACAACAAAATCAAAACCTACTTCACCCTCTAAGGACCCCCATGATAGACCTCGCAATATGCATGACCCTCCAAAACGAAGGCTACGGCACCTACGGCAAAAACCTCTTCTTCGGCACCAGCCCAGTCCTCGACACCGGCACCGTCACCAGCCAACAAGGCATCTGGATCAACGCCAACACCATCGACGTCAACGGCGACCTCTACACAGACCAAATCACCATCAGCAGTCGATACGACGACGTACTCATCCAAGGCCGCCTCATGCTCCAACTCCTCCACTACATCAACAACACACTCCCCCACTACTGCCAACTCACATGCCAACCCATCACCCCCATTACCTACCAGTCAATCCGCACACACCCAGCCACAGCCATCGACCTAGACGCAATCGACCACGAAGGACGCTGGGTCAAAAGCATTCGCTTCCAAATCGACTACAAACTCAACCCAACCACACTGTAAAATAGACACAGCCAACAACCACCCGAAAGGACACAAAAATGGCATCATACCCACTCATCGGCAAAAAAACCGTCTACCTCGACGACATGATCATACCCCCGGACTACATCCAAGACGAAGTCGGCACCATCACCCTAACCCCAAGCACCACCGAAATCGCCTCACAGTCAGGCACCATCAAAGTCCCCAACGGCAGTTACGACGAACTCAGCTTCGAACTCAACATCATCTGCCCCAGCGTCCGATTCCTCGGCATGCTATTCCCTGAACTCTACCACAACGCCTCATTCAAACGCGTCATCAGCGGCACCATGAGCGAAACCGGCCAAGTCCGATTCGGCGGAAACGAATGCGTCTCCAACACGCCACGCGACATCATCATCCACAACGTCTGCGACGGCCAATCCAGCGCACAAGACTTCCACATCCCCAACGCCCTCATCAGCGCAGGCGGCGAATTCAAAGTCAGCCTCAGCGACCCATTCATCGTCACCCTATCCGGTACCATGGCCTCCGGTAGCGAAGGCGCAGTCATCATGGGCGAACTCGACCTGAACACGCCAAGCCACTACGACGAAACCACCGGCTCTATCAAACCAGATGAAAGTAAAATCACTGAACTAAAGGCCACGCCATCCACCATCACCGGCAAAACCAACGACACGGTGAAAATCAACGTGACCGCTTTCCCGAACGGCGCGGTCGGTGACATCACCGCCACCGTAGCCACGGCAGGCTTAGCCGAAGTCACGGACAATGGTGACGGCACGTGGAACGTCACCCTGAAGAAGACCGGTACCAGTACCGTCACTTTCCAATCCGGATCCGTGCAGACTGTCGTCAACGTCAACGTGACAGAATGACAAGGATAAAATAATGCGCCCGTCGTGAAAGAAAGGCAAAGAACACGACGGACGCTGAATCACATGGTCTCTTAATCAAAGGAACCAGTCACCATGATACATCATCATCGAATGGAGTACAAGCAATGGAAACGCCAATCCTTGACATCGACACTCGCAAAAGCTTCCGTACCCTCACCGTCAAACTCGACGGAATCGTCTATACCATGCGACCCCTCGGCTCGAAAGACTTGCTCACCATCCTTGACAATGCTGAAACGCTAGACAAGCTCACCACCGGCAAAATGACCCGAGAAACATTGGACGCCGCGGAAACCATCATCTTCCCGCTCGTCGCCAACCTCATGACCCCCAGTAACGCGTTCAACGAATGGATGACCCAAACCAAACAGCGTAGCGACCTCGCCTACTATCGTGCGATGACCGCCCTCTGCAAACTCATGAGCCAGAATCTCAACATCAGCATCAAAGGCGAATGATCCATGCAATCATGGGACGAGCTCATCACCCCGGAAGAAAAGGAGCGGATGAGCAAATACAAGAGGACGGGAACCGCCTACAAGACGACTCCGTCCTCCCGTATCCTTGCCGAGCTTGGCACATGGTATGGATGGGCGGCTGTCCGGGATGCGCTCGAAAACAACATTTCACCAAGCCTCATGCTCAGCCTGGTCAAGGAAGGCCGCCACCTCCACAACATTCGCCTGGCAGAACAATACCGCCTCACCTTTGAATGCCTGACAAACGCGTTCAGCAAACACGGAGACCAACGAATCAGCCGGATCATAGACCAGCTCGGAAAGGAATAAACAATGGCGGACAGTACACTCACCCTCGACGCTGAAATCAACACCAGTGATTGGGAAGCCGGCGTTAACACCATTCAAGCCGGGAGCCGTCAGATAGAACAATCCGCCCGCCAAGCCGGCGAAGGCATGAACGAAATCGACAAGTCATCCAATAAGGCTTCCGGCGGGACCGGTAAATTCGCGGCTATCGCCGGTGCCATGGGAGGCTTGGTTTCCACCGGTGTCAGTATGGCCGTGGACGCGATCTCGGATCTTAGCGGTGATATCATCGAGGCTTCTGACTCGGCGCAGAAATTCGCGAGCACCCTGAGTTTTGCCGGCTTGGACACGAGCACGATCGACCAGTTGACCGCCAGTACACAAAAATATGCGGATCAGACTGTTTACGACCTGTCAGACATTCGTAACACGACCGCCCAATTGGCCGCGAACGGTGTCGACAATTACGCGAATCTAGCGGAAGCCGCCGGCAATCTGAACGCCGTGGCCGGCGGCAACGCGGACACATTCCGTTCGGTCGGCCTGGTATTGACCCAGACGGCCGGTGCCGGCAAGCTAACGACCGAAAACTGGAACCAATTGTCCGACGCCATTCCAGGTGCTTCCGGTAAGCTTCAGGAAGCCATGAAGAAGAACGGCGCGTACACGGGTGACTTCCGTGACGCGATGGCCAAGGGCGAGATCTCGGCCGAGGAATTCAACAAGGCCGTCATGGACTTGGGCATGACTGATGCGGCGAAGGAAGCCGCGACCAGCACTAGTACTATCGAGGGTGCGATGGGTAATTTGGAAGCATCCGTCGTGAATGTGGGCATGCAGATCCTGGACTCGTTCAAAGGACCGTTGACGGAGGGGATGAGTGTGCTCGCCGAGGGTATCGGCGGTCTGCCGGCAATGTTCAAGGGGTTTGGATCGTCCGTCATGCCTGTCTTGCAACAGATGGGCGGCGTGTTTCAGGAATCGTTCGGACCGGTGGTCAACACGTTTAAGACGCAAGTGGTACCGGCTGTCCAGAACGTGGTAAACGCTCTCAAACCGTTGGGGCAGGCGGTGCTTCCTGTAGTGATGAACGCTGTCCAGGCGTTTACCCCGGTGTTGGGTTCGTTCGCGGACCAGTTCATGCAGGTTTCGGCTAACATATTCAATGCTGTTGTGCCTGTCATTAACAATATTACCGCCGTGGTCCAGGCTGTACTGCCAACCATCCAATCCGCGTTTACGACTGTCGCGTCAACCATTCAAGGTGTCATCGATGCTGTGTTCCCGTATATTCAGACTGTCATCACGACGGTCATGAACGTTATCAATGCGATCATCACTACGGTCTTGGCGGCCGTGCAAGGCGACTGGAATGGCGTATGGAATGGTATTGGCAACCTTGTTTCGACGGTATGGAACGGTATCAAAGCCAACGTGTCAGCCGCCATAAACGCTGTTTCAGGTGTGATCAGTTCGGTCATGGGGTCCATCAGCGCTTATTGGACTGGTGTTTGGAATGCGGTCAAGGGTCTCGTAGGCAGTGCTTGGAACGGCATCACCAGCACCGTATCGAATGGTATCAACAATGTCATGGACACCGTGAAAGGTATCGGCAGTAAGATCAAGGGCGCGTTCAACGGGGCCGGCGATTGGCTGTTGAGCGCGGGTAAGAACATCATCATGGGCTTGGTGAACGGTATTAAGAATGCTATAGGCGCGGCAGTGAACGCGGCCAAGAACGCGGCCTCCAGTGTCGTAGACGCGGCCAAGAGTGCGTTGGGTATTCATTCCCCGTCTCGAGTGTTTCGTGACGAGGTGGGTAAGATGATCCCGGCCGGCTTAGGCAAGGGCGTGGAAGCGAACATGAGCCTGGCAGTGAATCCGGTGCAACGCATGGTCGCTGATATCATGCCGAATAGTCTGGTGAATGGTCCGGCGAGTCTTCCTGTCTCGTCCCCGGTCCTGGCGAACACGAATAGTGGACCTCGAGTGTCGGCTCCTATAACGGTTAACGCGTCGGATCCGACCATGGCGGCTCGTGAAACGGTACGCATGATTAATTTCGCTTACGTGTAAAGGAGGCTAGTCTTATGAGCTTTTTTCCTTTGGATTCCCGTGATATCCAGTTGACGTTGAACGGTTTCCCCTTGCATGGGGTGGATGATAACGGGTGTGAATGGCATGTGACTTTTCAGGACGTGTCCGGCTTGTTCGATGGTGTGGCTTCCACATTGCGCACTGAAAGCAAGGCTATGACTGATGGCTGGTATGGTAATCTGCCCCGTTTGCAAGGCCGGACCATCACGGTCGAGGGTCATATCATCGGCCGATGCACGGAATCATGTATTAACGCGTGGGATGCGTTCAAAAGCGTGTTGGATCCTGGCGGAATGCTGTTGACTGCACGATTGGGGAATGTCGGCCGTCAGGCACGGGTATGGCAGTCATCGTCCGCCCCATTGATCAAATGGGATGGGGTGAATATTCTCCGTTTCAGTCTTGGGTTGACGTCTTTGAGCCCGTACTTGTATGGGTTGGATTCAGTGTCCGATAGTACGGGACTGCCGAGTTCGTCGGGTGGCATGCTGTTTCCTTACCGGTTTGAGGAGCCGGCCGTCTCATTGTCGTCTTGGATGTGGAGTGAGAATGTCGTGTCCGGCAAGGTGGTATTGGATAATGTTGGTACGGCTCCCAGTCCGGTGATGATACGTATTGACGGTCCGGTCGTGAATCCGCAGATATCACATGTCAGGAGCGGGCATGTCATTGCTTTTGACATGAGTCTTGGTATTGGTCATTATGCGACGGTCAATGGTATGACTCATGAGATTCTGATTGATGGTATGGACCATGCGCGTGGCCGTGTCACTCGTCGTGAGTGGAGTCAGGCGGAAGTCGGTTCGAATGTTTGGGGTTTCAATGCGAGCGAGTATTCGGATACGGCTCGTATGACGGTTTCGTTTTATCCGGCTTACATGTAAAGGAGGAGTGTCATGGATTCGTCTGAGGTTTGGAATGGGTCATCCGTTTTCGGTCGTGGTCGTGTTGTGTGGGATACTGCGGGTTTTCAGTTCCTTGCCGTGTCTCTGACCAATGGGATCGTGTTGGCTGAGTTTCCGGATTTGCAGGTTTCCAAGCTGTCGTATCGTTTCGAAGAGGTGACGAGTGAGACGATGGTGATTCCGTGGCGGAATATTCCGTCCAATTGGGATGAGGCCACGATCCCGTATGGTGTGGCGATTCTCTTTGTTCGCGGGTCGACGGTATTGTGGGGCGGGATCGTCGTCAAACGTGAACGGACTTTGCAAGGTGAAGGATTGTCTCTTACCGTGGCGACTGTCGAACATTATCTGGACAGCGTGCATGTGAAGGATCATGCGTATTCGAACCGTGACCAGTGTGAGATTGTGGGGGATCTTGTGTCGACTACGCTTAAGGATCACCGGTTCATGCTTTCAGTGGAGGCGTCTCCTAGTTCCATTCGTCGTGATAGGACGTATGAGGAGTCTTCTGATCAGACGTTGTTGAGCGTTCTTCAGGAATTGTCGAACGTGCAGAATGGTCCGGAATGGTGTGCGTCATGGAGGGCCGTTGATGGCGGGTATGTGCCGGTTTTGACGGTTGCGGACCGGATAGGTTCCATTACTCCGGTTACGACGTTCGATGAGAGCGTGATGACGGCTTTCAAGATCGTGGAAGATTATACGGCTGGTTATGGCGCGAACGTGGTGTGGGCTGTCGGGGATTCGACCGGTGAAGACCGGTTGCGTTCCGATCCGATGGTGGCCGAACAGTCTTACCGTCCTGTCGTGGAGCATGTGGTTCGGCCGTCGTCGAGCATCACCCGGAAGGAAACGTTGGACGGGCATGCGTTGGCCGCGTTACGGCAGTTGCGGGATGGTACGAATACCCTGAGCATGACGTTGAGCCTGTTGACCGCTCCTATCGTTTATGAGGAGTGGAAGCCCGGTGATGTCGTCGCGTGGGCTGTCGCCGATGATGATGGTCGTTTTGCTGGTTTTGACCATGGTGAGGCGCGTGTCGTCGGCTATGATTTTGATTTCAGTGGAGTGTGGA